CTACAGTACCTACTGATACGGTTGCTGCACCACTGTCATTGTTTACTTCTGTTACGTTTAATACAACATCAGTAATTTGTGAGTTTGCAGGGATTGTTGCGATAACTTGATTTAGGTGAGATGCACATTGAATATCAGCATAAGCTGATTGTCCCATTACAACAAAACCTACGTTTTTTACATCAGTTCCTAAAGTAGTTCCTGTTGTATCTTTAATTGTTCCGGCCTTTACTGGACCAGAAAATGTAGTTGTTCCCATGTCTATCTCCTTTTTAAAATAGTCCCCGAAGGGTCATGAGGTTAATAAAGTTATAAAGTACCATAAAAAAAGGGGGCTTCAAAGCCCCCTCTTAAAGTATCTATGAAAAGATATTATGCACCAGATGTACCGAATACACAGCGTGGATCAGAGAAACCAAATGAGTATCTCTCTCTTGCTTTGTATCGGATGTTACCTGTGTCAAAGTCACCTTCCATCACTGTCTTTAACGGAGTTCTTGTAAAGTGTTTGAATCCGTTAGGAGCGTCAGTCTTAATGAAGAACGCATCTGGATCAGTTAAGTAGTGGTTCACAGTGTAACCCTGTGGAATCACTCCCATGTTTTTGATCGCATTGATGTCGTTATCAGCTGTTGATGTTCTTAATGTTGACTCCATTAATCTGTTAGCTGTGAACTGTAGCTGTCTTGGAATGATAAGTTTCATACCTTGGATAGCTGTTCTTAAGCCTCTCTCATCTCTGAAATCAGCGATGTCGATTAATGCTTGCTCAAGTGATGCTTCGTTCAAGTCAGCGTCAACTGCTAGTCTGTTTGATAAAACTCCACCAGACTGAAGTGGGTGTTGTGTATTGATAAGTGATACACCGTCACCACCAGGATTTGATCCTGCAGCGCCACCAGCAGCAAAAGCGTCGTTTAAGATAGCGGCAGCTTTTACTTGCTTTGTGTTTGCCATTGAACGAGCAAGTGCTCTTGTGTATCTCGCAGCGAGTCTGTCATAGAGGTTGTCCTCTACAGCTTCCTCAGTGATTGAGAATGCAAGTGCAATTGTTTCGTGTGTGTAACGAGCTGTGAAAGTTTCGTTAGCTGTATCGAAAGATACGCCTTCACCTTCTTCTTTGGTTGGGGCGGTTCCGAAACCTGCTAACATTACCTCTTCTTCAAATGCTCTGTCAGATGACTCAGCATCAAAGATTTCAGCATGCTCATTATCGTATCGTGCGTACTCCAAGCCGAACAGAGCGTTCAAACCTGGCTCTAACTCTTTAACGAGTTGACTTCTAGATATAGCCATAGTTTAACCTCCTATATGCCTGCGGTGTTAGCACTGTATAAGTGCTTGTTGAACTTAACGATAATATTACAGTTATCAGAAGATGTGTCGTTGTTTTCAGGATCACCTGATAGACCAACAATCTTCACAGCAGTATTAGCGCCTGTGCTGTAAGTAGAAGAATTAACTTCTGCTTTTGATGTTCCACTGTGTGTAGAACCAGCAGTGTATACTAAGTTTGCTGTTTCACCGATATTAGCGTTTGCGAATGCGCCAGATACTTGAACTTCAAATAATTGATCTGGATCATCCAGTACGAAAGCTTTAATGATACCGTCGTAGCTAGAAGTGCTAGCTGCATGATAGTTAGACCATACGGGTTTTCTTGTGTTGACGTCAACATAATTAACGCCATTGAAAACACCTACTACTACATCAGCAACACCATTAGCAACTTCTACAGTACCACCAGCTACCATCTCCACAGGATCGCCCTGGAAGATTGCAGTTCCATAACCATTAGCAATGAGGTACTGAGTCTGTCCGTTTGTGGATGGACCTGATCCCTGCATTCTTACGGCTCTGAAACCAAAGGGTGCGTCTACGTTTGCCATTTTTAATACTCCTTAAAAGTATGTGTTGTTAGTAAGTGTTACGTCTAGGTCTGAAAAAAAATTATTCACTTTTTTTCGAGCCACCGAACGTAACTTTAGTTCTTCGCTCGGGCTTATTAATCGGCATTGAAGGGTGTTGTTCCTTTAGCAGATCGTTGTCAACAGCTTCCTGCTGACCTCTAGCTTGATCGGAGTAGTATTTATCTCTCTCCGCTGCGATCTCTATTGGCACCTTTGCCAGTAATAATCCTCCAACTGAAACAATACCTTTGTATTGTCCTGTGGATTCCGACGGAAAATCAAAATCCGGATATTCATCAGATCGGACAAGTTCATAGCCTTGTCTTTTTCTAGCGATAACGTTTTTGTTATCTTGATACCCGTGTACTGATTCTCTTATCCATCTGAATTTAAAACCATCAGGTGGAGTCGGAGTGTCAAGCGAGCTTGGGCGTTGCCAGTGTTTTTTGCGTGCTTCTTTATCCCTAGTGGATGCAGATCTCGGTGTCTTATCTACCATAATGTTACCTCCTCTGTAACTTTAGTTTTTCCGACGCATATTGTTCGTTGGAAAGACCAAGTCGTTTTGCGATAGCCGCTTCTGAACTTGACAACTTAACTACGTTGCGTCCTGTGCCTCTGTTTCGATGTGCGCTTGCCACAGTCTGGACGGGCTGTTGGCGTGCGGGCTCTTCGGATGAAGAATCTTGTTGAAACTTATGAGGAAGATTTTCCCTCATACGTTTATCAATCTCACTATAATAGTAATCTGTACGTGGATCAACACCTTGATTAACTAAATCTTCGTGAATTGCATATGCAACGTTGGTCATAACCTTATCAGTACCAAACCAATCGTTTTCTACTGCCCAGGCTTCCGCTTTCGGATCTTTGACAGCTTGTTGTTGGGTAGGTGCTTGTGGTATTTCTACCTCTCTTTCTTGCTTTGGAGCTTTTGCTCTAGCTTCTTCTTGAGCTTTCATCTTCTCATATTGAGATTGCTCTGCACCTAGTCGTCCGATTTCTAATTGCGCATTTGCTACTGCGTCATAGTCCTGGTCTTCCATGGCTTTTTTGAGTTTTGCTTTTGCAGCTTCCATAGAGCCAGTTAATCGGCCACCCATTTCATTCACATATCCGCTATTAAGCTTTTGTAATTCCTCTTGAATTTTGTCTCGTTCATTCTTAATAGCTTGAGCGATTTGAATCGCTTCTTCTTCACGTCTTTTAGATTCACCAAGTTGATAAGCATATTCATCAAATCTTTTTTGAACAGACTTACTATACTTTTGTTTGGAATCTTCTTTTGATGAAGTCTCCTCTTCAGCTCTTACTTCTTCTTGCTTTGACTTATCTTCTACAACAGGTTCTTCCTGCGTATCATCTACTTCAGCTTGAAAAGTTTTTTGCTCTTGAGGAATCTCGACTTCTTTTTCTTCGGTAGGTTGTGAAGTGTCTTCACTCTCTACCTCTACAGAATACTCAGCCTTTTTCTTTTCTCCAGACTGAGCTTGCAGTTCAGCAACTTGTCTATCCACTTCGTTCATGCGTATACTCCTAAAATATCCTCAGGACTATCTACTGTTCCTAAGATTTCGTCGTCATTCAAAATTCTGAGTTCGCCTCCCTCGATTTTAATTCGAGATCCAGCGTATCGAGCGATGATTACCCAATCACCTTTTTTACACCAAGGTCCATGTGGAAACTTATCCTTGTCTGCGTAAGCGTCGGGTCCGACTTCTAGGACTAAAGCACATACAGAAGCAATCTGTTGTTCTTCTACTGCTTTGTCTGTTAATAAAACTCCACCTTTAGTTTTTGCCATACCTCTGTATGGAAGAACTACTAATCTCCAACCTGTTGGTTTGGGGACTCTGCTTAGGTCTTGTTTCTCTTCTTTTTTCTCAGCGGGTTTTATCCCCACTATCTTTTTTTCTTTGGGCATTATCAGCCCCGTCTGTGACGTCATCGTCTACCTCCCATTTGCGGTACAGATCCCTAATATCTGTATCGAGTTTGCGAAGAGAAGTGAGTTGCCCAACTAGGAATTGGTATTTGTCCCAGTTCTCTACGTTTCCATCCATAATTACAGACTTTATGTCGTCTTGTCTAGTAGTTATTAGACGTAAAATTGCTGAATATATATTTGCTTCCACTATTTAGTAATTTTCTTATGCTTCTCAAAAGTTCTCAAGCCAGCCATTCCGAGTAATGCCATGACTAAAGGCATCAATTGTTCCATGTTCATTTGTGGTAGTGGACCCACTTCAATATTAAAAACACCTAAAAAGAACACAATAAAAGGTTTAAGGACAAATTCGAAAAATATGGCCAACGCTGCACTAAATCCAATGAGGGGGCGCCAAGAACGCTGCAAGATGCCTGAAATATCTGTAGCTGTAGATTGAGCATCAGCTAAGTTAATATCCATTTGTTTGGAATTAATTTCATTTTCAAGT